GCTAAGGAGGCCTATACGTGGGAAATCATAACCACCTCTATAGAGATGATTCTTGAGATCGTGGTATAGGATGCTCTGAGATGACCGAGTACGCCAAAACTCGGATGCTGATAACTCCTTTACTTACGTAGAGAGGAGGGGAGTGCTTGTTAAGAAACTAGTAAGTGATGTACCAATTGATAGTACGATTTTGACCACAGATGTGGTATTCATCGATATTATTAAATGAGAACAACACTTTTTCTTCTTCAACGGTCTTCTTATGATCTTTCCAGAGAAATTCTCTGGAATGAGCATAAACAACGTGGTTACGTTATTCGTGATCCCGCTAACACCGACGAATTGTTATATCTAACTAATTCTGAGTACTTTAAATTACTCCGGGTTACGTTATCAAACGAGAGTTTGGTTGAAGTTATAGCAACTCCACGTGACACTCCGGAATCTATATTCCGAAAATTTCCTGATCCTAAGGATCAAACTCCCAAAATGAGAGTTTTGCGAGAGTTCTTGTTTAATTCTAATCCAAATTGGAAAATTAAAGATTCGATGATCGACATCAGGAGAAATCCTGATGGCTTTCTGCCAAATTATTACAAACATGTAATATCTTGGTTGAACCTTAAACCTAGTAAGTTAATTACTAGGTCCATATATAAATTAGGACGACATTACAATCAGATCATTAAAGGTAATGGTATGGCTACCACTATCCTTAGAATGAAAATTTCCACCATCGTGATATTAAAATATCTAGGTGGTGAGAAAGTAACGTGCACTCAGGACCTTGGAATGCGGATCAGATTGAAATCTGGTTTACCTGCATGTTTACCATTGCATCTTCGACAAATCTTAAGACAACGTTCAATTCCCTTAACAAGGGTAATTATAACGCTCTTATATTCGTACAAAGGGTTAATGGCGGATTATAAAGACCCTTCCTTATCCACAATTGTGGCTAAGCGGGCCGTCTTTTCTCCAAAAACATTGCTTCGCATGGATCAAGCTGCTGAACGCTTCTTTAAACACGTAGTTAAACTTGGTGCTAATAAAATAAAATATATTAGAACCATTCCGGACATTTTAGAAATTCCAATAACTCTTACGGCAGGTCCTAATTGTAATATTTCGTTCATTGGAGCGGGATTAGATGCTATATTGCATTATGCATTAGGCACTAACTCGTCTTTTGTTCGTTATGTACAATATCTTAACTCTATCTTTACAGATAAAGATAAGTACCCGTCGAAAGCGTTACATTGGATGGAGCATCTTATGTGGAGAACCGCTGCCTGGGCCGAGGATAAATCTTATTTTATTCCTTTTGGCGTAGACGTTGGAGTAACTCCTACTAAGTTTAAACTCCCTCATTACATTCAACGTGTGTTGGATTTCAAACCAACATACGCAAATGTTCAGAATCTAAAATTAGGGAAACTATCGTTTAAATATGAAGCTGCTGGAAAAGTCCGAGTATTTGCAATCGTTGATTACTTTACTCAATGGTTTCTTAAACCTATCCACGAATCTTTATTTGATATTTTACGTTGCCTTCCATCGGATGCAACTTTTGATCAACTTGGGAAAGTGAAATCTTTCCAAGAGAAGGGATATAGTTATATCGCTTCCTTTGATCTTAAGTCCGCTACGGATTTAATTCCGCAACAGCTTTATCTCGCAGTATTGGGTCCTTTCTTTGGACCTACACTGGGTCGTAAGCTGGTCCGAGCTTGGATGGATGTATTAATCGATAGAGAGTACGTTGCGGAGCTTCCTTATAAATATAAGTACGCTCCGAATGATAAGGTTTTCGATATCGTTGTGTATAGTAAGCCTCTTCTTATCGAAAAGGTACGATTCTTTTGTAAATACCGACGGGGGCAACCAATGGGAGCCCTCTCATCTTGGGCTTCGATGGCATTAGTTCATCATTTCTTGGTCTATGTTGCTGCGATGCGTGTAAACGAGGAAAACTTTCAGGATTATTTAATTCTGGGAGATGACATCGTTATCTCAAACGAGAAGGTGGCCGAATCTTACAAAGAAGTTTGTTCCAATTATGGAATAACTATAGGACTGCCGAAATCTTTCGTCTCAACAAATGGAATGTTCCAGTTTGCTTCACAAGATGTGATAGCAGGCGTGAACTATTCCCCAATATCCCTAAAAGAGATATTGAGTATTGATGCGACAGATTACCGGTCGTTCAAGCGTAAAGGGATTACCTCTTTAGCTGCTCGAGTAGAATTCGTTAACCGTTTAGTTTGGAAAGGATTTATTTCTCCTAAAAACCCTCTAAACCTTGTAAGAGCAATTTACTCTTATTCGGATTGGAAAGTGATTAGAAGAGGTCTGAGCAGAGGAGTTTTACCTCCCCTACTCGGGCCTGCTCTTACGCTTTTAATGACGTCACCTTTACGGTTGGCCGATAAAAGCATTAATCTTGTCCAAATAATGTCCTTGATAAAAGGAGATATTTTTGGTTTGATTAATGGAAGAGGCTTTACTCTGCCAGAAATGACTTCTTTCCTAGAAGCTCTATATGAATCGTTAGATTCAGAGTTTCAAAAAGAAAGTCGTCGAGTTCTGACCGAGCTACGCTCCATGTCGGCTGATTCCTTCGTTATGCTATCCCCAAGTTCCTGCTTATTTGCAGAAGCTTGTGTAGCTAAGAGGGACAAAGGTCATCGAGACGTTATTCGTTTATTAAACGAATGGACGAAGATTCGAGAAGAAGCTTTTGGTATAATCAGATCGAAGGAAATTAATTTTCTTCTTTATGATTTAATACATGAGGGAACCGATCTTAATATAAGACTGGTCCATTCATATTCGCGTCTTGTACGCGAACTTGCGAGCATTTCAACTGAGCTATCGATCCTTTCTGATGTTTCTAGACCGAATTCGGTCCATAAACTGAGAAATGTCCGATTGTATGCCTCTCTTAATTCCTATTGGAATACACA